GGGTTCCCGTCCGACATCACCGGGATCATCGTGTTGTCGATGTCGGCTTCGAGGGCCTGCACGCCCTCACGGTCGAAGGCGTCGCGCTCGTACAACCACTTCCGCTGGAACCGCTTGCGGTGGTTCATCATCTGCGTGCGGGTCTCGTTCAACTCCAGCTGCAGCGGCTCCAGCTGCTCGACGTCGCCGCACGGGTAGAAGTGATCGGAGATCTCGTAGTTGCGCAGCATCTCGAAGGGGTGCCCGGTGGCGTAAGGCATCGCCCGCGGCTTGATCAGGAAGGCACCCTCGCCGCTGTTGCCTTCCTCGTCGGCGTCGAGGGCGAAGGTGCACATCGTGTTGCGCTTGATGTCGTAGAACTCGATGATCTCGCAGAACGACTTGGCCCCCTTGGAGGGCTCGTCGCCCTGGCGGGAGTCACCATCGCCGGTCGACCAGCGGGACCATCCCCGCGCCGACACCTTGCGCCGCGCCGCCGGGCTGTAGCGGTCGTCGACCTGCACGTCCTGGATCGGACGCCACACCCGCTGGGCGATCCAGCACATCTCCTTGGGGTGGCGGGCGTCGGGGTCGACGAAGATGTCGAACAGCGAGATGCGCTCGACGAACGGGCGGTCGTCGTACACGTACATCTCCGACTCGACGTTGCCCTCGATGTCCTCACGGTCGTCGATGCCGACGTCGGCACCGGCCGAGTTCATGTCCGGCTCCTTGGAGTCGACCTTCTTCTCCTCGGGCGGCTTGGTGAACTTGTAGCCGACCTTGCACCACCCGTGGCCGCAGATCAGGCTGTCGTTGACGGCCAGGCGGAACTCGTCCTGGTAGCGCCACTGGCGCCACAGGTAGTTCAGCACTTCTTCCGTGACAGTTGCCTGGGCTGCCTTGTCCGGGGTGCGAGCGTTGACGACGAACTTCGGGTTGTTCACAGCGACCGCCGGAGCCATCGTGTTGATCGTCGAGAAGATCAGGTTGATCATCAGCCGATCAGCGGCGCTGTCGCCCGAGTGCTGCTTGCCCCGGTACAGGTCGATGTAGCGCTTCCAGTCGTCGTCGTAGCCCTCGTCACGGCGCCACGTCTTCGAGCGCTTCACCTCGTCGCGGTAGAACTGCAGGCGTTCGGAGAGCTTCATCCCGACTCCTCATCCAAGAAGACGATGCGGGTCTTGCCGTTATGGCCATGGATCGCCTCGATCGACTCCAGCCCACGGTCGTAGTGGCACACCGATGAGGGCCACTCCGTCAGCCAGCGGAGGAACCCGACACCGTCGGAGCAGATCATCCCTTCGGCCACGACACCGGTCCCCGACACTCCGGTCAGGTCTTCGTCGCGATGTAGCTCGAATCGGCGGCCGGTCATCCCGACCAGTCCTGGCTACCCAGATGGGCGATACCCGGCCGGTTCACGTCCCCCACGTGCTCGGCGACGTACTCGGCATTGGTACGAGCGGCAAAGTTGTCGCGCCCGTAGAGATGTCCGCCTCCACGCCAGACGAACCCAACTGACGCGACGCGGCACCGGAAGCATTCCCTCCCGTCTTCCTCGGCTGGCTTACGGCCACACGTCACGCAGATCACGGCGCGGCGCCACCCACCCAGGCGCTGCCGGTCCAGCAGGCCCGCCCGGCAGCACCCGCCACCTGGCTCTGGACGTGTTGACCAGTCGTCCACGGGGTCGAAGGAACGGCGGTGATGCCTCCACTCATGATGGCGGCCTGAGTTGCCGGGATGTCGCAACCGGTCGGCCCGAATGATCCGGGAATCCCGGCGTAGGCGGTGGTGGCGGCGAGGGTGGCGCCGCCACCACCGAGATAACTGTCGCCCCACACTTCGTGCGGGTTGGTGTCGTAACCCCGCTTGTAGTGCCGAGCATTCGGTCGCACGTGCAGCCGGGTCGGCTGCCGCTGGGTGTTGAGCCGGTTCGTCATGAAGCCCTCCAGTTGATCGGATCACGTGTCCAGTGCTTGCCGTACGGTTCCCGCTCCGACCGACGACCTTCCCGTCGCACGCTGGCCAGCGGATCGTCGCCGTACAGCTGCTTCTCGAACCAGCCCATCGTGCCGGGGCCCGGTTCGATCTGCGGCTCGTACTGCTTGAGCCACACGTACTTGAGCATCTGCCCGGCGATGGCCAGGCTGATCGTGCGGTCGTCGAACGGGGAGCCGGACATCTTCCCGGCGTCGTCGCGGACGAAGGTGCGCAACTCGGCCAGCGTGGCCGCGCACCACAGCGTGATCGAGTCCTCGCGCAGCGACATGTTCAACTCGTCGACCGCCAGCGGCTTGGTGATCTGCGTGGTCCGCCAGCCGAGGATCTCGGTCGGCACCGACCGCTTGTACCGGGGCGACCGCTGCATGTAGATCGGGTGATACTTGGCCCGATGAAGCGCTTTCAACGTGGTCAGGCCGTGGTTGTTCGACTCCACGCCAATGAGGGCCTGGTTGTACAGCCGCCCCAAGGGGGCGAGGACGTTGGTTCCATAGAGGTCTGGGTCGATGCGACCGTGCCAGGTAGCGACCACGTGCCCATCGCGAGCGTTGATCACATGGGCCGAGGAGAAGTCACCGTGCTCGTAGCCCTGGGCGGGGTCGGCGCCGATGGCGTAGCGCCCATCCTTGTTCGGCCATTCCCAGATGCTGAGGTTGCCATCGGGCTCCGGCACGAACTGCCACTGGCGGTGCTCGGCGAGGTACCCCTCAACCATCGGTGGCTTGACCATCTCGGCAACCTTGCGCAAGACCTCGATGGAGAACACCGGACGACCTGACTTGAGGAACGCATCCTCGGGGTTGTCGGGATACTCCTGGGCCAGCTGCCAATCGGGCAGATCTTCCTTCTTCTGCTCGTACCACTCCCCGTCGCGCCCGTTCGCCCACCACGGGTGGAACATGCACTTGAAGCGGTTCTGACGGTTCTGCGCCGCCACCCACATGGTGTGGAACAGGTTGCCCTCACCGTTGGCGGTCGAGAGAGCGATGACCCGACCGCCGACGTCGGCGATCGGCTCGATGGATGACCAAGCTTCGTCGCCGTTGGGAAGGTACGCCAACTCGTCGATGACTGCCAGGTACACGGTCTCGCCACGAGCCGGGTCGGTCATCGACGGCAGCGACTCGATGTAGCTCTCGTTGGCCATCTCGATCTTGGTCTGTGTCATGTTGACCGGCGGACCGCGGTACTTCATCCACTCGGGCAGGAAGCGGTAGGCGTACTTCGCCTTGGCCAACAGCTTGATGGCGTCGCGCTCGGTCCTCGACAGCATGATGACGACGCGGTCGGCGTAGAAGAAGCAGAGCCAGAAGGCGTACACCGACACCAGCGTGGAGAACCCCAGCTGCCGGGCCTTGAGCATCAGGCTGTAGCGGTTCCTGATCCACAGGTCGACCGAGTCCCGCTGGCTGTCGAACAGCTTGAACGGGATGCGCCCGTGCTCGGGGTGCTTGATGTAGACGTAGGTGCTGCAGAAGTACTCGAACGCTTCGAGCAGGCGCGCCGGGTCCTTCGTCTGCGGGCAGCACTTGCGCCACTCCCGCTCCTCCAGCAGTTCGCTCAGATCGAAGTCAGCCAGGGCGGTCACAGCGTCACCGAATACGGCGGGATCATGTCGAGGTACAGCAGTGGGTTGACCTGGTCGGTGTTGCTGTAGGCGCTGATGGCGAGCAACCCAGCCGACGAGATGGAGGCTCCGATGATGAATGGTCCGGTCGAGCCGACCTTGCGGGCACCGAGGTTGTAGCGCAGGGCGCGGGGCGGGCGGACCCCGATGGGCAGGGTGGCGAGAGTCCCGGCGGCGAAGGTCCCGGTGAGTTGAGCGACACCGCGGATGTACACGAGGTCGCCGATGATGCGGTAGGCCGGAACGTGCGAGGCCGCCTCAGCCACCCAGCCAAGACCGAGAGTGATCGTCGTCCAGGCAGGCGGGTTGGCGACCGCCACAATCGGGTTGGCCGGGTCAGCGCTGTTGACGGTGATGCCGCTTCCAGCGACGACGGTTTCAACGCCCACGTCAGTGTTGCGTTCGATGACGGCGATGCGCCGGAGCAGATCGAAGTCGGCTCGGCGTGCAGACGGCGACTTGGTGTCGGGCTGGTAGCCGCCGATGACGTCAGGCATCGGCCCGGTTGGCCAGTTCCGCTTCGGCGCGCTCAGCGAGCAGGGCGAGCAATTCGTCGTCGGGGAGGTCCTTGGCCGAGCCCTTCATCACGGTGACGTCCATCTTCTTCGGCTTGACGACGTCGATCGCCTCCAGGTAGGCACGGGCGGCGGGAACCTGGCGGGGGTCGGTGCGGTCGGTGGCCGTCTCGAACAGGGCGTCGAGCACCGACTTCGCCCGCTCGGGGGAGCCGACCGTCTTGCGGTACTGCCGCTCCCACTCGGCCAGGAAGTCGGGGTCGTTCTTCCACTCGGTGATCTGGCCGCGGTAGCAGCCGAGTTCTTCGCTGAGGTCCTTCTGCTGCGGGGGACTCCTGTCCCCCGGCGGGGTCAGCAGCCACTCCAGCACCCGTTGCACGCGAGGGTCGTTGAGGTTCGGCCTCGCTCCCATGGCTGCCAAGTATGACGCCTAGCAGGCCCTTCGGCCAGGTCCACTGCGTGCGCAGCGAATATCTGGGGAGGGTGACTTGACACCCCCCTCGTCAGGGTGTATAGTGGGGCGTATGCCACGTACAAGAGAGCCCACCAGGGCGATGAACGATCCGCGATGGGTCACCGTGCAGATGCAGATGCGTGTCCCGTGGTGGAGACGAGAGCAGCTGCAGGCCGAAGCTGACGCCGCCCACACCAAGCTGGTCGACCTGCTGGCCGACGCCGTCGACCGGGTGTACCCGCCCGACCCGCCGCCCCGATGAACGTCGTCGGCATCGACCCCGGCGTCACCGGAGCGGTGGCGATCCACACCGATGGGCGTCTGTCGATGGTGTGTGACATGCCCGTCTACGACGGGCGCACCGATGGCGCCGGACTGCGCGAACTGCTGGAGTTCTGGGTCCCCGACATGGTGTACCTCGAACACACCCAGGCGATGCCGAAGAACGGTTCGCTCGCCTCGTTCAGCCTGGGCATGAACTCCGGCATCATCATCGGCGTCCTCGGCGCGATGTCACACCCCTTCATCAGAGTGAAGCCACACATCTGGAAGGGGAAGATGTCGGTGACGCACAAGGACAAGAACGCGATCCGCGGGATCGTGCGCGAGTTGTACCCCGACCACGCCGAGATGTTCAAACGAGTGATGGATCACAACCGGGCGGAGGCCGTGCTGATCAGTCGCTACGGCGTTGCCCAGCAACTGCAGGAGGCCAACGCATCATGACCAACGCTCTCACCGCGACGCCCTGGCTGGCTGTGCTCGACCGGATCAAGAAGTGCACACCCGACGACACGACGAGAACGTTGGCCCAGATGCTCTACGACATCTTCACCGAGACGAACGACCCACGCATCGCCGAAATCGCCGATGCCTACGCCTACCGACTGTTGGGGTCGCTGTGAGCGTGGACCTCGACGACCTGGATGATGCCCACGAACAACGTCACGACTTCCGTCGGGCCAACGGGGCACCGCTGGTCTCCGATCCCGACAACCCGACGAAGAGCCTGCGCTACTCCCGGCCGTCGGGCTACGTCAAGTGTCTCGACGACGAGATGGCTCTCGTCGAGTGGCGCATCTGGAAAGCGATGACCGGCGTCGCCTCGTCACCGGCCCTGGCCGCCGAGGTGTCGTCGACCAAGGACGAGGATCGCGATGCCAAGAAGGGGCTGCGCGAGAAGGCGCTCGACAAGGGCAAGGCCAACGAGACGGCCGACATGGGTAAGGCACTGCACGCCATGACGGCGCGGGCCGAGGATGTCAACGACATCGCCTTCGATCCGCCCGAGCAGTACGTGCCGGACCTGACCGCCTACATCGACGCCCTGGCGACCTTCGGGTTGGTCTCGGAGATGATCGAGGTGCCGTTGGTGTCGGACGCCTTCCGGGCTGCCGGGACGGCCGACCGCATCTACCGTCTGACCAAGCCACTGATCGCCCCCGACGGGTCGATCATCGACATCGGTGAGTTGATCGTCGGTGATCTGAAGACCGGCAAGATGGATTTCGCCCTGCCCAGCTGGTGCGCCCAGATGGCGCTGTACGCCGACGGCGTGCTCTACGACATCATCGCCGAGCGTCGCCTGCCGACGCCACCGATCAACCACACGTGGACGATCGTCGTCCACCTGCCGGTGGGTGCGGCGACCTGCGACCTGTACTGGTGCAACATCGAGTTGGGGTTGAAGGGTGCGATGTTGGCCCAGCAGGTGCGGGAGTGGCGCAAGCTGTGGAAGAACGGCACCTACGACGCCCCGAAGATCGAGGTGCCGAAAGAGCCGACCGAGTTGATCATCGAAGAGTTGGGGGCCGAAGTGATCGGTGAGGCGTCGCTCGTCGAGATGTCGATGTGGTGCCAACAACGAATCAATGCAATCGGCCAGATGCCCGACGCCAAGAAGTGGCTGATCATGAAATGGCCCGATGGCCTGCCCACGCCGAAGAAAGGGATCGAGAATGAAGGGCAGTTGTTGCGACTGATGTCGTTGCTCGATGCCGTCGAGACGCAGTTCTCGATGCCGTTCGGACCGCCCGATCCCCGTTTGAAGAATGAAGTGGGAACCCACAAGTCGAAGATCAAAAGGGACGACAACCAACTCGTCCCGTAGTTCCCAACCAAGGGACCAACACACAAAGGAAGGAATGAACACATGAGCGATGTCAACGACTTCTTGTTCGGGGGAGGTGGGAAGGCTGCGAAGTTCGAAAAGATCGGCGACACCGTCGAAGGTCAGATCACGGACGTCAAGGTCACCCAGCAGACCTCGATGGAAGACAACACGCCGCTGACGTGGCCGGACGGATCGCCCCGGATGCAGCTGGTCATCACGTTGCAGACGTCGGCGAACGACGGCGAGGACGACGACGGCGTGCGCAAGCTGTACGCCAAGGGCGGCAAGTACGAGGTGGCCGAGGGCACCGGGACGTCGATGAAGGACGCCATCGGTGATGCCGTCAAGAAGGCCGGGTCGAAGTCGATCGACGAGGGCGGCACGCTCCGCGTCGGTCACAGCGGCATGGGCAAGAAGACGAACCGCGGCTTCTCGGCGCCCAAGCTGTACCGAGCGACCTACGAGGCGCCGAAGGCGTCGGTCGCCGCCAGCGAACTGTGGGAAGAGGAAGGCTGATGGATGCGCTGGACGGTGGCGGTTGGGCGCCACCGCCCAGCGCGGCCACGCTAGTGAAGCTGATGGTCGAACGTGGATTCGCCATCCCGCTCCAAGCCCACAACGGCTACATCCGCTACGAGTTCATCGGCGGCGTCTACGACGGCGTCAAGATGAGGCTCTACCCGCCGTTCCTGCGCCGGGTGACGATCGGGCCCGAGACGTACGTGTTGAGCCCGCCGAAGAACAGACGTTCCGCCCGCCTGACCTACCGCTTGGAGGAGTGATGGTTCAGATCAGGACCCTCAAGCCGGTGACCAAGATCAGGCTGCCGCCGCGCCCGACGCGGGCGGTGCCGGGAAAGATCCAGTACAAGATCGTCATCCGGCGTAACGTCGATCACCCCCCGCCGACGCCGCAGCCGACCCCGTGTCGGTTGTGGCAAGGCGTGGAGGGCACCGACGGCTACGGACGGCGCAAGGTGCGCGGCGACGACGGGCGGATGCGCTCGACGTCGATGCACCGCTGGGTGATGGAGCAGCTGAGCGGGCACCGGCTGCCACCGTGGGTCGTCGTCCTGCACGCCTGCGACAACCGGCTGTGCTACCGGGCCGAGCACCTCTCGCTGGGCACGGTGCAGGACAACAACGCCGACATGCGGGCCAAGGGGCGGGGCACCAAGCCGCCGGTCCACCACTTCCGCGGCGAAGCCCACCCGATGGCCAAGCTGAACGCCCACCAGGTGCGCAAGATCAAGGGCCACTACCAGAGCGGTCTGAAGGTCAAGACGATCGCCGAGATGTTCGACGTGGCGCCGTCGACGATCCGTCGCATCGTCACCGGGATGACCTGGGCGACCGGCGACAGCCAGGTGGACCTGGTAGAAGAAGCCAAGAAACGGGTCGAAGCCGCCGCTCCGGAAGCCCGAGGCCTCGGGCTTCCGGAGCGTATCAAGCCTGTCAAGAAAATGCAAATCCGAAGGGACCCATGAGCGACCACCAGCACTCCATCTCGTATCCGGCCACCAGCCACATCCACACGTTCACGCCGACCAACTTCAACCAACTCGTCGAGACGACGAGGGGCTACTACGTCCACCCCGAGCAAGAGGAGAAGCCCATGACCACCCTGGAGAAGATGCGCCAGGAGCGCATCGAGGCCCGCGAGCGGGCCCGCATCGCCACGATGTACGAGGGCTACGACGAGCACCTCGTCGAGATCGAGCGCTCGATCTACACGTTCAACACGCAGCCCGGCAGCGACGACGAGCGCACCTACGCCGCGCTGTTCGTCGGCGGCGCCTGGTACGTGACGGGACGCGAGTCCCCCAACGGCCTGAACAGCGAGGACTTCGTGGCCTGGCTGATCGGCAAGGACGTCGAGGTCGGCGACCTGGTGCTGGTCACGTGAGCCGTGAACCGGGCTGGGTGCTGATCGCCGGGACCGGCGGCCCGAAGGGCTGGCACCTCGTCGACCACACCACCGAGTTCGGCGGCGTGGTCACCGTGTGCAACGTGCGGGGCCGTGTGATCAGGGAGGATCAGCGCGAGATCGAGACCTGCGACGCCTGCGCGGAGGCCACCGCCAGGTGATGTAGAACAGAGCCCCCGGCCACGACCGGGGGCTCCATCCTCAAGCCCAAGCAAGAAGGCTCTTCGCCAACCCTTGGCACCGCTTCCAACCACGAAAGGAGCGCCGTGAGCGATCATAGCGATACCCACCCCAGCCAGGCAGCACCCAAGCCCGGCTCCATCCTGGAGCGCTGGTGGCTGAACCCGATGACCGCAGAACGACTGCATGCCATCGCCACCATCCTGACCAGCGAATTCGATCTCACCGATCCCAGCCCGCTGGGCCGCGCAGCCCTGGCTGAGTTCCGTGAATGGGAGAACGTCGACCCCGGCCGCGAGATCAAGATCGGCTGGGAGAACATCAACGAGATCGACTACCGGGCCATCTGCTGGTTCGACGGCAGCGTCCCGTGAGCGCTGTGGAGTCGAACGCCTTCACCCAGAAAATGGCCCGTGACCTGGGCACCCAGGGCTTCCGGGTGCTGCGGGTCTACGCCAACGACAAGAGGCCAGTCGGCCTCGACTGGCCGAAGAACGCAACGAACGACGTGGACGTGTTGGCGGCGCAGTTCCTGGCCGGTGACTTCAACATCGGTGTCGCCTGCGGGCCGCAGCCCAACGGCGTCAACCTGGTGGTCATCGACGTCGACGTGCGGGATGACGGCCTGGCCCGCTGGGCGGCGATGATCGAGGAGCACGACATCCCGCCGACGGCGATGCACATCACGCCGTCGGGTGGGCTGCACGTGTTCTTCGATGCCGGTCTCTCT